CATCATAAATCTTGCAGCAAATATCATCTGGAAAAGCCTCACAATACGTCTGCATGTCACAAACATCAAGGTGAGGAATGTAATACATCGGGTTGCCATCAAGATCACGCTTGACCTCAAGCTTACCCAATGCAGCAAGAATAATTAAAACATCATTGCTGAAGCCTGTACTCTCAACAGAAACCTCTCCTGTGTCATAGTCAACATCAAAGCCCTCATAATGAAGGACATCTGCTAAGTCGTGGGGGTTCATGGTGAAGATGGGTGGATGGGTGGTTAGAACGTTGGCATGGAGATTGTTTCATCAGTGAGTACCATAACTTCATCAGCATCAGTCTGCATCAGTTTGATTAGATGCTTGTGTGCTGCTGAAGGAGAACGATAAGCCTTTTCAGTGATCTTACCATTCTTAGTAGAACGGACGATGCAAGCGTATGCCTCGGGTAGATCCCACATGGCAGCCGCATGTAACCCGTCTTCGATTGTGTATTCGGTGAGATCATTTGAAGCATCCCACTCCATGACCTCATCAATACGATTGCCGTAAGGATCTCGTCGAGACATAACAGTTACTATTGGCGAACGTGAACAGGTGGTGACATTGATGAGTCAGCTTCATACTCACGATGCAGTGAATATGCTACTAACCCCAAAAACGACCAAGCAATCAACACTCCCACGAAAGGCGTGATGATTGAATTAGGAATCGGTTTCGGCTGAGCCTGTGATTTGCGCTTGGGCATTGATGATCCGATCAAGTAGGTTGTGGTGTGGTTCAACGTTCTTCTCCACTTCTGGATTGTAACGTGACCACCATTGGTTTCGCAAAGCATCGGCAATGATGCCTAACTCAACCTCATTGAAGAATAGCTGTTTTCGTTTCAAAGGCAAGCTGTGGTGATAAGAACGCCAGCATCCTTAAGCCCAGGCTGGTGTTGGGCTGAGTGATTAGAGAATGTTGAGACTACCAAGCATGTCAGACAAGGTAGACTCAAGCTGATCACAACGTGCACTCCAAACGTCTTTAGAGTACAGGTCATCAGCTATTGATAGCTGTTCCTTTGCGTAATCGAGCTGTTCGATCACGTAGTCGAAATCAGATTGCATGATTGCGCGTGATGATGGTGGAATGAAGGAGCTTAGAGCAGCCGCAGGATGCGACCTTGAGAGAGAGAATCTCTCAGGGAAGGCTACAAGATGCAGCCCTCCGGGAGAGAATCATTCGGCTGACGTGATGTTGCTAACGTGCTTCTTAGCATTGCCATGGGCACGAAACACAACGACGCATTGACGCTCAGCTTGTGCACATAAGCCACACTCAGAACAGGTTGTGTTCCTGACTTGTGCTGGACATTCTGTAACGATCACACCATTATGAGATGATGGGATGACAGAATCAGTAGGCACAACAGCAACGGCAGGCAAGCCAGACTGATGAGCCTTGACAGCATCGCTGATTGACTCAGTGCTAACGTTGACAGTGAAGCCACCGTTGTTACATTTGTCAATGATGTTGAGGTTGTGTGGATTGAGCTTGTGGTGGGTGTAGGTGAACCCACGCCGCTTGGTGTTAGCAACCACAAGGTGAGCCATCTTAGCGTAATCAATGTCACCGAACAGGTGAGGAAGATCCCCAGCCTGGTTGTGACGCCACAGCTGCTTGGTTGGTAGTGACTGAACGAAGTCACAAAGACCCTGCCAATCAGTGCCACGCTCGCCTTCAGATACCTTGCGCCAATGTAAGGCTAGCGGTCCTGACTTAGCGTAGCAGCCTTTATCAATGAATGGGCACGACGGTGCACAGCTTGATTGTTCTGACGTTGTGACTGGAATTGGGCCAGTTTTAGCGTTAGAGCTACGTGCAGTGATGTGAACTCGCATTGCATCAATCGTTGCGAAGGTGTGAGTAGCCCGGTACTTGGTAAGCATACTCAGGAGAGGGAAGCTCTCGGCGCAACTTGTTATACTTTGTCACGCTAATGTCAAAGCGTTGCGACAAGTAAGCTTTATCCCTGAATGCACCAGGCACAGCGTGATGACCTTTGTAGCCTTCATCCCAAGCGGCGATAAAGCTACCGTCTTCATCACTCATAACATACAGACGGCGAGGGTTTCCGAATGTGTCGTTGTTTGCACAGAAGTGGAGAATGTCAGTCATTGCTCAAACGATAAAGAGGTCAACGAATAGGGCAGAGATGCCAGCCGTGAACAGAAGCAGGCTGACTGAGGGAATGTTAACCGACCCTGCAAGGATCAGGGCGAACAGTGACAGAAAGAGAAACATTTCTTAATAGCCTAACCAAAACAACAGCTTTTGAGCATCAGTGGCACCATCCCCAAGGTCTAGCCAAGCATCAAGCACGGATGCATTATGCTCCCTGATGATACGCTTAGCGTCACGTTGGGTCAGGTAACCGAACTCATCAGCTGCCTCTAGGACAGACTGCTCATAGGAGTCGGGCATGGTGTGTGGGTTGTGGTTGTGTGGTTGTAACCGGTGGGCAAGGCATTGGCTCAGCTGCTCTGGCTGGCTTGTCACTCGCTTGTGGCTACATTAACAGGGCTCAAGGCCGCTGATGTTTCTGTGGGTCGATGTTGTCACATTCCGTAATGTGTCGGGTGATACATACAGGGAATGGGTCAAACCCAGTCAGTCAGTGTGATTTGCCTGACCTACTAGGAAGATACCGTGCCTCTGCCTGGTGTCAAGAGTTCTTCCGAATCTCTACAGATTTGAGCAGATTTAGGGGGGCCTGTGCAGGCTCAAAACCCTGTGCTGGCCTAGCTTTTGCCGTGTTGTCCGTTGTTGCAGCGACTCGCCGCCCCCCGGCATGGGGGGAATCGGCGGCGGTCAGGCGTTAATATATGCCTTTAGAAATTTCTACCAAATTTTAAGACCACATTGCCTCATAAACAGCAGGACAATGCTCTTCAATCAAATCCTTCACACTCTCAGCAATCATACGATGCTCTAATTGGGTCTCAGGAGCCGCTCTAAGGTCGACGTAATGCAGCCAAGACCTCAAAGTACCATTCATGTACAAACGGCTTGGTATAGCCATTGGCAGCACGTCACGTGCACACTCTTTAGCAACACCTGCTGTGATCAACATACGGTAAACTTCTTCTGAATGTTTAAAAAGGCAATCAATCTCCTTCTTCAAGAACAAGTCTTCTTCTGCAGGTTCAATGCTGTTCTGCCTATTCTTATGATCCTGTAGCCTAAGCTGTGGTCTAACAGGTTTACCGAGGTGTTCTACATCAGCATACCGTTGACTAAACTCTTGAAAGCTAAAGCTTCTATGCCTTAGGATCTGTGCAGCAACAGCTCTTGTTGTGTTAATCTCTACTACCATGTTTACCATTTCAAAAGGAGACCAATGCCTGTGTTTAATCAGGTAGTTAAGCAACCTAGGAGCTGTGTCATGGTTATGTTGATTAGCAGGATTAGATACCCTTGCACAATAAGCTACTAGTTCTTCTGCATCAGGAGTAATGGAGATGAGTTTAGCAGTGTGAATTGATGATGTTGTCATTAATGGTGTTAAAGCGGTAGTAAGGTTAGTGCTATTCTATTATTAGTCTTAATAACAGTAATAGTAATAATAATAAGAATAATAAGAGAAGATGGTTCAGTCACTCACTTCGTTCGTTCCTTCACCTCATCTTCAGATATTATATATATTATTAGTTATATGTTTGTCAAAAAAGAGGAAGAGGGAGGAATGTTTGTCATTCCTTTCTTCCTCCGTTTTGACCGCTGTTTCCACACACGAGGGCACCACTCCCCGTGTTTTAATGTCCCCTTAGAAAGAAACCCAGGTGGGGACTGAGTTTTTAGCTTTACCTCTAGCTGCTTGTCTTTGAGCTAATGTCATGCCTAAAACCATGTGGTTAGCGGCTGATTCTGGGTCTTCTATCCAAGCTTGTTGGAGGTCATTCCACTCTTCATTTTTACGTCGAATGATCTCTTGGTTAGCTGAGATGCTCATGGCATCTGTAAAGTATTTTACGCCTTGAGCGAGAGCGTCTAATCTGTCGTCATGTTTAACTGCTCCTTTTTCACGACACATGCGACTCATTTGATAGAAGAGCATGTAGAGGAGGCGTGATTCAGGAGGAGCTTCTGAGTTAGAGCGGTAATCCCATTCAACAATTTTAGGATCAATCACAAGCCGGTGTTGGTTCATGATTGGTTCTAGTGCGTCAATAATTCTATCTTCTTTACGGACAGTTGCTCGCACTTCTTCAATGTCTATTCCTTGTTTAGTTTGGATGATGTGTTTTTTAAACAGTTCTGCGACAATACCGTCACCGAAGTTTGTTTCGATGATGAGTTTAGTGGCGTTGTACTTTTTACAACCTCTAAGGATATCCAGAAGAGTGTTGTCGCTATAACCATCCCTATAGGCGCGTACTGCGTGGACATAGAGGAAACCATTTAGTTGAGAGATGTAAACAGCTGCTGTTTCGTCAGTACCACGACCAGAGGGGTCAACTGAGCAGATTGTTTCTTGGTATTCAGTCCAATCCCCTTGTGTTTGCATGGGGCTGTAGAAGTAATCACCAGGCAATCCAACAGCAGGGAGGTCTTTAATAATATTACGTGGATCAGAACACCAGATAATGTTTTCTGGACCTTGGGTAGGGTTAATTGGGTAAACGATAAGGTCAGCAAACTTAAGGGGAAACTTCTCTGCGTCAGACAAGCTAGTGTCAAGCATGAACTGCAACATGAAGTTGCTACGACCCATTGCTGCTTCACGTTCTAGCAGATCGTTTTCATTAAAACGGCTGTCAGTTGGTTTCCAGACAAGTTTGTCTTGTGTATCTAGATCATTAACCAGTTGAGGAGCTAAGAGTCCTTCATACATTTCTGTTTTGCGTGGGTATCTAGCGGGCCACACAAAAGGTTTGTAATTACGTTCTCGTAGTTTGTTGTAGATAGTAAATGTTGTCTGAGGTGTACCCAGAAACATAATTCGGCTTTCTTTTTTAGGAGTCAGAATAGATTCACATTCAGTAACCAGTTGCAAAAGCTTTTCTCTTTGCAGTTCTGTCATACTGTTGTTTGGCACTTCTACGTCGTCTAGGACCATCAGGTCAGCACGAGAACCAGTCAACTGACCTGTGATACCCACGGACTTCACAGAGGGGGCTTGGTGGGGCTTAGCGGGGCCAACGTCAAAGCTAACACGAGACCAGCGTTGGTCATCGTTTTTAGGTTTAAGGTGTGATAACCATTCAACTTCTAGAATAAGTCGTTGACAAAAGATTGAGAAGGAGTCAGCTCTATCTTTAGAAGCAGACACCACCATAATCTTTTTATCAGCATCATTGTACAGAGTCCACAACACAAACGCGGCTGTAATCCAACTTTTACCCACACCACGGAACGCTTGGATCTGCAAACGTTTGGGTCCGTGTTGAAGGTATTCAGCAATACAGAGCTGTGCTCTAGTTGGTGCTGGTAAATTTAGGTGAGTCCAGATAGCTGTCAAGAAATATCTAAAGTCATTCTTGAGTTGTGTCTCGATGCTCTGTTGTTGTTGTTGTTTGGTCACGGTAATAAATACGGAGTTCATCTAACCCTTTTACTTCAGAGGGTTTAGATTCAATAATGTAGGAAGGCAGCTCAAGAGCATCCATGTGTTTGTGGTACTCTTGAACTGCATTATCTACGGCATCACGCATAACATATTTAATGTAGATAGGCTCTACATACAACAAGATCCACACAACAATCCAACGGTATTGTTTTGGAGCAGCATACGCTATTTTACGAAACTGCTCTAGAAGGAGCTGTGAGGGGTCTAAAATGTTATTCATGATAGGATATACCTAAAACAGGTTTAAGGGGCCTTGTAGGGGCTTCTAGGGGCCTTAGCGGCTGTACTTACGCTTTTTCTTCTTATCGGCTTCTTGCCGTTCTTGAGAAGCTTTACGCATTGCCCGTAGTTCATCAGCTTGTTGCTGCATAACAGACTTACCAGTTTTTTGAACTGAATAAGTACGTCCGCTAGCTACAGGACCGACACCAGAGGTTTGAGGTTTGGCTGGCTTTTTACCTGCAGGCGGTTTGGTTTGAGCTTTGACACGAGGCTTAGAAGGCGTCACGTTTTGACGAGCAGGCTTGGGCTTTTCAGCTGCTTTAAAAGCTGCTGCTTCGGTCTTTTTGTAATCAGAAGGGAGGTTAGCTACAGGACGCTTGCTGTTTTGGTTACGACGGGTTGAACCGCTAGAACGACGAGTTCGAGAATCAGCCCTCAACTCTTCAAAGGGACGACGGTTAAGTTTCTTGTTACGTTCTGCGTCGCGTTTGAAACGGTCAGACATTTCTTTAACCTCAGCCGCCATGCCAAGGGGAACAGCTGCACGACCTGCAATTTTACTAGCTTTAGATACAGCTGCTGCACGTTGAGCCCGTGAAACAGCTCTGTTAACAACGTTAGCGCCGTACCTGCGGTTAGCAGAACCTGCAGGCTGTCCTACACGAGTACCACCTTTAGTGCCTTTAGCAGCTTCGGTTTGCTTTGCAAAAGCTCGGGTACGACGAGGGTTTTCAGGGCTGGCTTGGGTGGTTTTAGTCAGTGCTCCTCCTTTTTTACCAGGGGGAAGAGCTTTTTGAGTTTTAGGAGCTTTAGGAGCAGCGGGTTTAGCAGCGGGACTTTTAGCTGCTTTAACTTGTTTATTATAAGTCGATTTAGCGACGTATCGACCGTTTTTACCCATCACCAGACCTTTTTTGGTAGGGTGAGGAGTTCCAGGTTTAATTGCCATTATTGTTATTTAATGTGCGAAAGAATGAGTTGTTCACGCTTTGGATGTAGACCAAAAGTTTGTCTCATCCAGGTAAGCCAGTTGTTTGTTCCTTTGTCCTGATTACATTTGCGGCAACTTGGCACGAGGTTGCTGGTAAGATCCTCACCGCCAAAACAGCGAGGACGAACATGGTCAAGTGTAAGTTCATGTAATTCATAGGTTTCTCCACAATAAACGCATTGACAGTTGAAGTGCTCTTTGATGGCTTTACGCCACATCCGTTTTGCTTCTGGACTGGTCATCGTTATTAGGTTTTGAAGGTAGTGATCAGGACTAGGGAGCAGAGGAGTCATAGTATTATTTGTTAATCCTTAGCTTTCCTCTGTTTCTTGCACGGTTTTTTTGTGCGTCTTCACGGACGAACGTGCCCGACGTGGTTTTGGAGTAGTCTTTGCCTCCTTTACCGTAGTTTCCGTCTTCTCTTCGGGCTTTGTTGTGTTCGGCTCTGTAGTCTTTGTTAACTTGGAGTTTATTACGCTCCCGATTCTTTGCGTTTTTATTACGCCGAGAGGCTGCATTGTCGCGGTAATTTTTCGCACTTTTAGACAGTTGGTTGTATGGAAGTTTTTTAGGAGCCATTAGCGATTAACTGCTTTTTGTACTGCATCAAAATCAATGGTAGGCATTAGATTTGCAAGATTGCTCAATGCAGAATCGTTAACAGCCACACCAGTAATATCATTTTTAGTAAGCCAATCAGCTGCTGCCTTCAAGTCAGCAGTAGAAGCTTCACCAGTTTTAATGCGCTCTAAAAACTCTGTAGTAATAAGTTGGTGAAGTTCATTAAATTGATCTTCACTTGCGCGTGATTTAGCCATTTCGCATAATAATTTTATCGAGTTTCTCTTCCATACGATTCATGTGACCTTCTATTTTATTAATAATAGCTGCAAGGTCAGCTTTTTGTACGTAGGAAGACGCTACACGAAGTTCAAAGTTATCAACCCTGCGGTCCATTTCCGTAATACGGTCATGCACTCGGTTGATTCGGCTGTGTATCCTATTAGTAAGAGCAGCAAAACCAGCTGCAAGGGCAACTGCTGCTGAAACTAAGGCTTCAGTCATGTTGAGTCATTAAACGGATCAGTTTTTCTGGATAGATTGGATCCGTTGCATAGCCCTCTGCTTTTAGCAGATACGCACAGTCCTCTCTTGTGGTAGCCCTGTTAACACCTTTGTAACCTTTATAGTCTTTATACCATTGGTCAACAAGATGCTTAACACAGTCATATGGTGTAGCAAAGTCTTTAAATACGGCTTGAATAGTTACAGGACCATTACCGTAATCTTCCCAAGTTTTCTTTAAGGTACCAGGAGAACCTTTAATTCCAAAATAATTGTTTTTACCGCTTGTAGCGGTGCCGTATGCAGATTCAAGTGCCCATTGGGCTGCCACTACTTCAGGAAAAGCAGCTCCCGCAGCTGCAGCGGCTGCTTCAATACCATCCCAGGTGTTATCAAACGTTTTGGTAGGAGCCATAGGTACAGGCAAACGCCATAATTGTACCCATTCCTGATTATCAGAAAGGCCCTCATTGCCCAGGAGTTTCTCCAGAGCTTTGAGAGCCTTTACTTGATTAGGCAAACCCTTATAGTACTTGACTACATCGGTTAGCCGGATAGTCATTTACCACTCGTATTCACTAATGTAACACGTACCACTGTTGCTTTGTGTGGTTTTTACGTGAAGAGTGCTGTTTTCTGGTACAGTAATGTAGATACGCTCATCAGTTTTAATGTAATGTTCACCAGCACTGCTATTTAATTTAAAATATACAGGGTGACCATTAGCATGAAGGCTTACCTTACGACAGTGACTAGACAAAGCTTGGCTAGTATACACATCACCTACTGCAACAGTGTAAGCAGTCCCCGGAGTATTATAATATCCAGGATGAGTTAAGATGTTGTCAATAGTCATTGCTTAGGAAAAAGACCGTTTTCAATGAACTCAACGGCTTTATCATCAATAGTGTTATCGGTAGACTCCGAAAGCTTACGGAGAAGATCAATAATCAAACGCTTGACTTGGGTAGAACCAAGGAAGGTGAACAAAATGGGGCGAATAACAGAAATCATGGTTTTTAGAAGGTAAGAGTGTCTTCACCAGAACCGCCTAGAACCGCGCCTCCGCTGACTGTGCCACCAGAGGTAACAAAGTCAATTACATCGGTGTCAGAGACGCTTGTAGAAGCCTCTGAGGCGCTTTCATCAGCAGGTTCGGGTTCAAATGGACCACGAGGCCACGGGAACAGGTTGTTGAAGTCCCCAACAATCACTGCATACAGCTGATCAGTGTCAGCAGTACCAGTAATCATGACCTCACGGTTGTCGGATACGGTTCGAACAGCAGCTCGGTAGTCAAGAACTTCCTGAGGGACAGCTTTACCTGTCTCAGCTTGACGAACAACGTACCAGTCGTACTGAGTAAGCAGAGACCCCGCAGCTTGTTTTGTGTTACCGACCCACTGTTCAACTAACTGTGCGTGGTCCTTAGGATTCTCTGGTCCCCAATAGAACCTTTGATCGTAACTAGGGGTAATAACGTCAGGAGTCTCCACGATGCCAAGCGCATCACGCTCAGCTTTGGTAGACAAGCGCAGCCAATTACGTGGGAACTGACGTCCATCTTCAGTTGTAAACGCCCTATCAAGGGGCAGAACTTTATTGTTAAGAGTGTACATAGTTATTAATTGTAATTAGCGTGCGCGGGCGGTCTTGAAGGGGTGTTCGGCGAAGGCCATATACACATAAACATCGCCATTAACTTCGTTTGGCGTGTATCCAGAAGGCGTTCTAACCTTAAAACCGTTTGATACAAAGTCTAAGCGAGGTTGGCTTGATACTTCAGCGTCAGCGTCGTTCCACTCAAGAAAATTAGTGGTTACGTTATAAGGATCTCGCGCTGAATCGAGAACAAACCACGTCCCTGTTCCTGACGACTTCTTGCAAACGACTAGCGCAGGGCGGAAGGCTAGATATACAAATGGACCGTCTGTACTTGCATTAGCAGTAAAACTCCCGAAGGCGCTGTAGCCGGGGATTTCTGCCCAAGAGTATGCTACATATGTTCTGTTAAGTTCATTTATATTACTTTGATTTCCTAATGTAAATGTAGTATTGCTAGATCCTGGCGATACTACTGCATTTTGATAGTCAAATTCAGCGTCATTGAAATCTAGCCTAAGCACTTTGTATTCTGGATTGACAATAGTTGTAGTTCCTGTTATGGTGCATGATGTATGAACACCTAACCAATGATATAAGTTGATACCTCCATCCCTACATTTTACCAAGATAAAGGATGGTGCCGTATTTAATCCGTGAGAAACTGTCGCTCCATTATTGCCATCTCCGGTATAAGTAGTAATACTAAACCCACTGTTGGTGTTTACAGAAGCACCAGTAGGAGTAATACTTCCACCATCTAATCCAGCAGCAGATGCAGTTGAGTATCCGGTTCCGTCTACATTAAATGTATTTGAGTTTCCTCCCGCGTCCCAAGCCCAGGCGACGTAGGTTTGACCGCTTGTGTTTGTTGAGCCTTGAGCCGTATTTTCTCCGTTCAAACTAAATCCGTCACTATTGAAAGCCGATAAGCCTCCCGATTCAGTAGCTTCTGGAAGAGTTGCGTTGCTTACCAAGCTTTTTGTGTACCCACGAACCGTGTCGTACAACGCATGGCTATAGGCAACACTTCTTGCCTTGAACCACAGGAAATCTGGACTGAATCCCAGCCCTGAGATCGTCTGCGTGCTGCTATTGCCCGTATAGAGTGCCACGTCCATTACGGTGCTGCCGTCTGCGATCGTTGGGGTCGGCAGGTTCGCCGTGCAGAGAGCCTTGTAGCCGCTGGGGGCGCTGTAGGCGAAGCCGCGTTGGCCGAAGTTAACGGTCGCTGTTGCTGTGTAAGCATGGACATTCGGGTAGAAATTACCGGATGCGCCGCTAAAGGAGTACGGGGTGCTGTTGACGACTACATTATTCTTGCGCCATTGAATAGTCTTTGCGTCTAAATCAATTGCGACACCAATTACGTCGCCAGTAGTCCATGAAACCCCCGTTGACTGAACAGCGGACAAATTAAGATAAATATCGCCACCTTCGTTTAGAAAGATATTTGTTGCTGTCGCGCCTCCTGGGTCTGCATAGTTGGCGACACCTGGCCCACCGATATACGGACCCGCAGTTGCGACATATTCGTAATACCATTTTCCAGAACTTGCACCAACAGTACCGTAGAAATGAGCAACGCTGCCACTGGTTTTGACTAGGTCTAAATTCCCGTTTGTTAGCGATCCGCCGGATGCAAGAACCAGCGGATTCAACGTACAGTAATTTCCCCTCACCTCACCACCAAGACCCGTGTCGGTGCCGTAGTTAGTGGGTGAATCTACGAGGGAGTCTTCTGCTGCGGTTGAATCGCTAAACGTTCCAGCAAAGGCATTGCCCGACGATGTAAGCGTGTTTGGCGAAACAGCTGCTGTTGTCACCGAAGAGTTGGATTGACAGCACAGAAGCTTGGTATTAGTTACGTTCGCCAAAGGAGCAGTGGGAACGGTGAAAGTAGTTCCACTGGGATACAGGCAGGTTCCGTTGACAATGCGGACATTTGAAATAATCCCATTGAAGTCATAGTTATCTTGTGAATCCACCGCGATACGCACCGGAGTGGCAGTATCGTTCATCGTCAGACCAGTGACATTGATGGTCCCGCTTTGCACGCCATCTATATACAGGCGCACGGTGTTGCCATCTCTTGTTACCGCCAAGTGCGACCAGACATTCGCGCTAATTGTTGAACTTGTCGTTCCAGAGATCTGAGATCCAGAGCCGTAGTAAAAGAAGAAACTGATCTGACCGTTAAGGAGAGACATCCACCATGAGGATGTTGACGCAGTGCCGGAATACTTCATCACCACAGCTTTGTGGCTAGCTAGATCCCTGGACTTCACAAAGCACTCGATGGTCCAGTCGTCAGAACCAAACGTGTAGTCCGCAGCATCCGCGCTTTCGATGTAGTCGTTGGTGCCATCAAACGAAACACCGGGCAGCGTAGTTGGGTTCTCCGATGTGATGTTGTTGACGCTCCAGTTGTTGCTGTTACCCGAATAGTCGGTGCCCAGCGCTGAGGCAGAGCTGTTATCGCTAAACGGAAGATAAAAACCGTTGGTACCGTAGGTGCCGGTATATTCAATCGGTTGCCAAACGTTGTTGTCGTCGAACTCACCGAAGCTGGTGGGGTCTAATTGCTGACCATCAATTAAAAAAGTTTCGGCAAGGTAAGCATTAAGGTAATACCCATCTGTACGACGGCCAATGTTGTGTTCAACTGTGTTGTTAATTTGAAACTCAGCGTTTTGCGAAAGAGTTGCCCCAGTAGTAGATATTTGTACACCATTTACATAAAATTTCAACCTGTCTACAGCCGTTGCTTGCGTGGTATCACAAGCGATGACAAGATGATACCAAGCTGAAAGATCCCTAAACAATGGAACGGAAGTAACACGCTTACTTGTCGAAAAATCGTAAAAAGTAAGTCCAGCGTATTCAAGATAAATTTGTGTGGTTGTAGTTCCAGGGGTGGAATATGGCGTTGTAAGTAAGAATTGCAGAGTATCAAACTCGCTCCTCTTCACCCAAGTGGAAAATGTCCACGTTCTGCGGTTGCCAGCAGTTGACGGGGTGCGGTTGAGGTATGCAGAGTCGGCTGAGTTGAAACGCAGCGAACGCTCGATCTCATAGCCAGCGCCGCCGGAACCGGAAGCGCCTGCCAGAATGTTATTATTAATAA